AGTATCATAGAGTTGGGGAAGTCCAGCATACATAGTATAACATGAGGCGAAAGATGGGATAATCTTGTCACGCCACACGCTAGGGTATGCTTGCTTGATCGTACTCATAGTATTCTTAATGGCACCAGAACTTGATTCCAATGTTTTAACTTGCGATTTATAAAAAGAACGTATCGCATAACACATCATCACCGGAGCAACAATAGTTGGAAAGACCACAAATGATGCTAAACCAACTGTCTTGTAAACTTGCGGTTGCATAAACGCTTCTTGGAACTGCGTTTTAACACTGACAACAAGATCCAATTTTTCATTGACAATCTTCAAAAGCCCTGGATACCTACGGATGAGTGGAACAAACACGTATGGTTGAACAAATCGGATGTAGAAATCCTGAGTAAAGAAAGCTGCTAACGAACGAATCGGAGCTTTGGAATCAATTTTAATATTCAAAGCAATATAGTTCAAAGTACGGGAAGCTACATTGTTAGGAAGATAGTGCGTGATCAACAAAGAAATCATTGATGCAATTGGAAGAGGCAGAGTCTTAAAAGGAATAACACCACCAATAACAAATTTTAGTGTGTTTCCAAAAGTATCAAGGGCTTTGAGAGTTCTTAGCTGCCGTTGTCGATATTTAACAGTTATGTATGTACCGACTTCGGTGCCCTCGATCCATTCTGGAATCCAATTTCTCCAATCATGCATGTGATGTTTTTTTGGTGTATTTATACAGTACTTCTCTTATTCGTTCAAGAAGGAGAATGAAAGCATGGGAGGTATGTGATTCTAGTGTCTGTCGCAACTTATTAACTTCAATTTTACCATCAAATAACAATGATGTCATACAAGATGTCAGATCTGTACGAAATTCTTTACTATTTGTGCCTTCTACGTACTTAGCCCAAGTGGAAATTTCCTTGGCACCATGATGAACAATTTTGGAATCGGACGAACATTCACAAAATTGACACGCATACTTACACTCTTGGCAAACATTAGGTTGGTTCATTAGCTTGTCATTGCGTACAACATTAGCTTGGTTCGCATAAAATTCAGCTGTGCTGTCGCGTATATATGATTGTAATTGTTTCAAACCAATGTGCGACATTATGAAGCCTTTATGAACTACAGGAACGAGACGCCAAGGGTCTCCAGTTTCTGCATTCTTTTTGGATTCTTTCTTATCATTAGGTTTTTGCGATTTCTCGTAAATTTCAACCTTATAAATATCAATCTCCCAAATATCGGCA